TGTTGTAGCGGCTCCCGCTGCTGGTGTTGCTCCCGAAGCACTTGCATATAACTTGTCTATATTATCAAATAAACCTGTCTTACTAATAACCGTAGGTGTAGCCTTCAACTCTTCACCAACAGCTCTTTCAATTCTCTGTTGTTGTAAATCCAATCTAATTTCTTCATCAGACCAACCAAAGATATGTTTCTTAGCCCAAGTTGAAGATGTCGCTTGAATTCCGTTTCCTGGGTCAGCAACTAAATCTTTATATAACAATATTTTTTCTTTCCATACGTCCACTTTTAACAAGTCAGCTTGAGTAGACGGATTTGTAAGTCCTAATGTAAAGTTTGAAAGTTCATCCTCGAAACCTAAAAGGAATAGATGTACAATTGCAATTTTGTTAAGTTCTGCAATCATACTTTTTTGTATTCTGTTAATAGTACGAGCAAAACGTATATCCTGTAATGCCAAATTTTTACCGTCTCCTACGACTTCTTCAAATCCTAAAAACGCTTTAGGAACACGAAGGGCCGTTAGAAGTTTCTTTTGAATATATTCAATATCGGCAATTTCAGATAAGTTTGTGGCACCTGGTAATGTTGTAATTGGGTCGGGTGCTGCTGGGTCACGAACAGGTATAAAATAATCTTGGTCAACAGCCATTTGGTTAAATCTCATGTCTACGTTACCTGTTTTACTATCAACAACTTGTTCTCTCTTGAACTTGTTTGCCACGCGTTGTACATATGCTTCAACATCATCATCGTTCATGTTTCCAACAAAAACTTTGAACATTCTTCTCTCAGGTGCTCTCGATGTACGATAAATCATCATGGCGTCTTCTGAAAGTAATAATTGTTTCCATATTCTTCTGGCTTTTTCCAACATAGAAGTACCATAAGGAAGTTTTCTATCGTCACCCAATAATCTGAAGTGAGCAATTTCCCATGATTGAAATTCCATGTTTTTGTTTTTCCAAGTAAAGTGGAGAGCTTTCTTATCAGTATCAAGTTCCTTAGTGATGTCTACGGAGATTTTTGCACTTACACCTACTTCATGTCTTTCAATCTCGATAGTTGGTAACTGCTGGCAACCAACTACGCCTCTTTCAGGGTCTAGTTTCAAATACACAAAGTTATCACCATACTTACAAGTGTTTCTTGTCCACATCGGTAAGTTTGTGTTGATATCAAGGTTGTTATTGAATAAGTCTGCTAACACCCCCTTAATTCTTTTCGATTCAGAATAAATTTGAAGAATAAATCCATCTTCATTTGTGGTTGTTGATTCCTCTGCGTAGATATCTAATGCCGCTGAAATCTCTGGTGTATATTCCATTGACTCATAATCGTACTGTGCAGATAAACGAGATGGTTCATAATAGATGGCTTGAGAATAAAGATTGTTTTCAACCTTAGCCCATTGATTTGTTAAATAGAAAGTTTGTTGAGCTTGGAGTTTCTCCATCTCATATTCTTCTCTACTTTTGGTACGCAATAATTCCTTCTTATCAAACTTGAATGTTGGATAATCTTGATTGAGTAATGAATTCGGACCAAATGTTTGTGATAACCTTTGCCAAACCGTTAAATTCTTTTCAGCCATATTACAATTTTACCTATTACCTTGATAATATAAATAGTTATTTGGCGCCAAATAACCACCCATATTTTTGGTAATCCTGTTTACTTGGCCCTTGAGAGTAGGGATTTTGTCTACCCATCTGTGGAATCATTGGATTAAAAAATTCGGACGAATTTTTGTTTTCGTTAACCGCGGTAGACCACGAATTCAACATAGCCTTTGTGTGATTAACAACTTTCTGTAATGATTGGAATGATTTTTCTGCAACGTAAATTGCCATAGACATAGCCATTATACAGTCATCGTGGTGACCTTTTTGATGGTCTGGTCTTCCATTTACATAAATGAAAGTATTCATTTCATTATATAACCTGTGGGAATATGTCTTGAAACCATGTCTTACCGCCTCTTCAAATGATGAAATAATTTGAACTCTTTTAGAGTTGAAATTTATACCTGGTATTTTTTCATTGATTTTTGGGTCCCACTTCCATTTCTTTGATGGGTCAACGTTATCAACATAAAGTCCTGAAGGGTAAGACAACTCCTGCATTTTTCTTGCGGTAGAAACTCCCATACCCCCTGTTATATCAATAACACAAAAAGCGTTGTACATTGAACCCCATTTGTAAGCGATTTCAGCAATCACATCAGGGGGGACTTTACCAACATATTCTAACACCTGTTCCCTCTCATCGAAATCGATAATTTGAATACAAGAAAAATCTTCTGAATCACCTCTCGATACGTCCACACCCATAACATACTTGTGGTTATTTTCGGGTTCTTTGAATATCCAAAGAGAACCCCCCATTAATTTGGCTTGTGGGTCTTTTAATTGATTTTTAGATATATTTTGCATCAATTCAGAGTCAAACACGTTGTCTCCTGAACCCAAAAAATTACACTCCAATTCCTGAGCAACTTTTCTCCTATCAAATTTCAATTTTTTAACCATTCCTTCAAACCACGCAGAGCAAGGTTTGTAACCTTTTTCAATATAATCTGTGGTGATTGAATGGTCCCTTTCGTAAGCATTTTCAACTGAAAGGTCAACAACAGTATCTCTCGGATAATCTTCCCTATTTAGTAGAAAATGTACCAAGTCATTAGTTTTTACCATATACAAATCACGAGTATAACGAGGGTCACGGTACCAAAACATTTCAGAAATTTTGAATTCGTTCATGTTTCTTAACGCTTGGTCGTAGATATCGTAATAGATAGCGTCGTAACCGTTAGGTGTAGAAATAACAATTACTTTACCACCCGTTGAAAGTGATGCCATACAGGCGGACCAGAAATCATTATCCGCTTCGATGAAGGCAGCTTCGTCAAATATCAGAATAGTTGGAGTATATCCACGAAGGGCGTCTTTTGATGTTGCAACGGCTTTTACTTCACAATCATTTGTTAGTTTGAAATGTCTTTGTGAGTTTTTCTCAGCTGAAAATCCAGCCCCAACCCATGAAGGCCACTGTTCAGTAAACCCTCTAACTTTGTTCGCCATTTCAACCGAGGTATCCAATTTGTTGGCAATTATCAGAATCTTTTCAGGCTTATTTTTCTTAGCAAAAACTAATTTTTTGGATGCCCAAGCAGCGGTTACTGTTGATACACCCGCCTGTCTATACTTTAACGCAATGTTTTCATTGTAATTGTCGTAGTCTTCTATAAGAGAAACTTGGTCAGGGAATAAATCTAACGGAACATACTTTTGGACTGTATTGTCGTATGTTTGCAAATATGTTCTAAGTGCATAAGGAGTACTCCTCATACACTTAGTTACTTCAATAATTAATTGTTCTTTAGTCACCTATGTAAATCATTTAGGTCTCGATATACCTAAACTACCTAAGAAATCATCAATGTCGTCGTCTTCATCGTCATCGTCAGAATCTGACCCACTTTCTTCTTTGTAATCATCATATTCTTGTTTCAGCTCCTGAGCCTCTTTCATGATTTCTTCGAATCTTTGAGTTGCCTTTCTAACTTTGGACTGGTCTTCGGAAATTGCATTTCCAACGATGTCCAAGAATTCTTCTGCAGGTACTTGGTATAACTGAATGTGAAACCAGTTTATTAGACCTTTGTTTTCGTCATCAAACATTTCATCGGGTAATGCAAACCTAATTTTTTCAACAATTTCAGGTCCTATTCTTAACTGCATTGGTTCATTTGATAGAAGGTCAACTTGACCTTGAACTTTTTGTCTGAGTCCTTGGTCTTGAGGTAACCCGTATCTACCTTTACCTTCTTCAATACCTTTGATTATTTCGTGGCATAAAATTGGGAAAATTGCACCATATGCTTTGATTACAGTATCAGGTTTTTCTTCACCACCTTCATCACCCTCTTCTCCGTCAGCATCATCCAATTCCACTTTACCTGCAACACCTTGACCTGTTTGACTCATCATTTCAATCATTTGTTCCATTGTAAAGTAAAGGAAATCATTGATTGCCATAATACCCAAATAATCTCTATAAAGAGAGGGGTCAATTGCATCAAGTCTTGCTTTAACATCAGGTTTTTGGAAAAGGTAATGACCTTTCTTCGCTGCACCCTGTATAATGGCATTTATAATATTTCTTTTGTGTTTTTCTAGTTCTAAAACTTCTTCATCAGTTAAGTCTTCGACATCAAATGATGGAATATTAACTTTTTCTTCACCATCTTCTTCTTCCTCATCTTCTTCGTCTTCTGGTTCATATCTGAAATTTGAAACATCGATAGGTTCTCTATTGAGATACGGCTCAATTTGAAACCAATCTTCAGGAACCTGACTTTCTTCTAATGAAGCCTCGACAGCTAACTGCTCAAGTTCATCTCTGTGATTAGCTTCTATTCTCATGATATTTGGTAAACGCCTCATCATTTCTTGATAAATCATTCCCTGAACCTGTTTTGAACTGATGTTTTGATTACCAGTGACTTGTTTTAACTTATCGGCAACTTTTCCAAAACGTGAACTTACAAGTCTTTCAACATCTTTTGTCCCTTTTTTCATTGCAGGATTTTGAGAATACAAACCTTGTGGGTCTGCTAATTTTCTTTCCAAACTTGGGTCCATTCTTTCAGGTCTATCCCCGTAATTAATCTGTTCTTGTATTTTCTTTGCCATCTTATTTTTCTAATAAATTCATGATTAAATCCAATACTTCATCTTTTGCTACTTCAGGAGAAACCTTCTTCGCCTTAGGTGCTGGATTTTCACCAGGGTTTGGATTCTTACCAGGATGTTTAGGTCTCGGTCTTGTATCAGGTTTACCAGGTTTAGTCGATGGTTTTGTACCAGGTGCTGGTTTTGTAGGTGCTGTTGCAGGACCTGCTTCTGATAGGTATTTTAATAAATCACCCTTAGTAATTCTCGGAGGTAAATTCTTTTCTACTATTCTCATAATTTCGTTTTCAAGAAATAAAGATACTGGATTTTTACCTTCTTTCAAAGATTTTTTTACATCTTTAACACATCTCTCATATTTGTTTTTTTCTTTAGCACTCCAAAGATGTCTTTCTCTTGTACCGAATTCTTTACCTAATTGTGCAGTACAAATTGCCCATGGATTTTGTTCTTTCTTTTTTGCTTCGGACATTCCCATCATTTTTCTATCATCATCAGAATCATCATCCATTCCATCTGGCGCCATATCGTTTGCCATGTGTGGGGCTTCTTGTCCCGTGATGTTTTGTA